AAATTAAAGGATTAGGAGATGTAATAGCAACCGTGACCGATGCGCTCGGTATTGAACCTTGCGATGGGTGTAAAAAACGTCAAGATAGTTTGAATAAACTTTTGCCGTTCGGAACTAAAGATTTAACCGATGAGCAAAAGGAATATTTACAAAACTACTTTTCAACTCAGCACGATGAATTAACACCGATAGAGCAAAAAGAATTAATTGGCATATATTTTGATGTGTATTTAATTAAACCATTTGTACCTTGTACTGGATGTAGTGGAGTTTGGAAATCAATTATTAAAAAATTAAGTAAATTAGATTATGAATAATTTTCTGTTATTTTGTTTTAACAAGTATTACCCTAATGGCGGTATAAATGATTTTAAAGGTGCTTTTGAAACAATATTAGAAGCGAGAGAATCAGTTGATGCTAAATTTGATTTTTACCAAATTGTAGATAAAGATAATTGGACTATAATAGAGTATAAACAAAAAGTAGAACCTATAACTATATACAAAGATTATGAAAACTAAATTATTATTATTATGCGCTTTGGCATTTGGATTAATGTCAAGTACTTGCACGCCCGAAGAACAACCTATCGATGGATGCCTTTGCCAAAAAGTATATTATGATTACGGTGTGGTGGGATGGACTAACGGAGTAGCACCAATTTGGGGTTATACTAAAGTAGGTGAAGAGCAAGCTACCGAAATGGATTGTAATTTAGATACAGGCGAATATATACAACTCGATAGCAATAGTTATTATTTAATTGAATGCGAGTAACGATAAATACGTTAAAATACTATGCCTAAACCATTTGAAAAAGGGAATGCAGGAAAACCTAAAGGAGCGGTAAATAAAGTCACACAAGAGGCTAGAGAATTGTTTTTACAAACATTAGAGGCACAAGTACCAAACATTATGCAAGCCTTTGATGATGTAAGGGAAAAGAACCCCGTTCAATACTTAGATTTATTTGCGAAGTACGCCCAATATTTTGTACCAAAGAAAACAAGTTTAGAGGGGGGTGATAAACCGCTAGACTTAAATTTTAATTTGAAAGATGTAATTTCTTTTGATAAAACTAAATAGCAAATACAAACCACTATTCGAGAATGATACTCGTTACTTTATAATAACGGGGGGCAGGGGTTCAAGTAAATCATTCGGGGTTGGTACTTTTACCAACCTTTTGTCGTTTGAAGTAGGCCATAAAATACTATTCACTCGTCAAACTATGACAAGTGCGCACCTTTCAATTATACCTGAGTTTCAAGAGAAGATTGACTTAATGGAATTAGGTAACTTATTTGAGGTTAACAAGTCAGAGATAAAGAACAAACAATCGAAATCCGATATTATATTTAGAGGTATCAAAACAAGTAGTGGCGATCAAACGGCTAACCTTAAATCTTTGCAAGGCGTTACCACTTGGATATTAGACGAGGCTGAAGAGTTAACAGACGAAACGACCTTTGATAAAATCAATTTATCGATTAGACAAAAAGGAAAACAAAACCGCATAATCTTAATCTTAAACCCAGCTACTAAAGAGCATTGGATATACAAGCGTTTCTTTGAAGATAAGGGCGTGCAAGAGGGTTTCAACGGTATTAAAGACGATGTGACATACATACACACTACTTACGAAGATAACATCGAGAACTTAGACCAATCATTCATTAACGAGGTTTTAAGGATAAAAGAAACAAACCCAGATAAATATAAACATCAAATACTTGGCGGTTGGTTAAATAAAGCCGAGGGAGTTGTTTATTCTAATTGGCGTATTGATAACTTTAGTGACTTAGGTAATTCAATTTACGGTCAGGATTTTGGTTTCAGTATCGACCCTACAACCTTAGTACAAGTATCAATTGACAAATCAAATAAAAAGATTTACGCAAAGGAATTACTTTATAAAGTTGGATTGAATACAACCGAAATATACAACGAAAACAATCGATATTGCGGACAAAGGAATTTGATTATAGCAGATAGTGCCGAGCCTCGTTTGATTAGCGAATTAAAAGCACGTGGTTTAAACATCAAAGGTATAGACAAACCAAAGATAGTAGATAGGATTGCCTTGATTCAAGACTACGAATTGATAGTTGACACCGAAAGCACCAACTTAATCAAAGAGTTAAACAACTACGTTTGGCACGATAAGAAGTCAGAAACACCAATTGATGACTACAACCACTTACTTGATGCTTTAGGTTACGCCGTTTGGAACTATATAGGCAAGCCGAACAAAGGTAAATACGACATTCGTTAAAACAAAACGGTTTTTTGTTGTTATTAAGGTATGGAAATAAACATACCTACTTCTTTAAAAGATATTAAAATGAGTCAGTTTATTGCTTTTGAAAAGAGCAATAAGACTGATGACGATTATATCATACATCTTTGCGAGTTTGCAAATCCGAAACTTTTACCGAAAAAAGAATATACCGAAATCGTATCGTTACTAAAAGACGTTGTGCAAAGCGATGTTGAATTTCATAAGATATTTAAACACGATGGTATTTACTTTGGTTTCATTCCGAACTTAGATAAGATAACGGCGAACGAGTTTATGCATATCGAGGAATATATCAAACAACCCGACACGTGGAATAAAGCCTTAGCGGTTTTATACAGACCATTAACCAAACGTAAACGCAATTGGTTTAAAAGAGGTGGGGATGATTTATATGATGTATTGCCGTACCAAGAAGAGAACGCTTTTGAAAAGTTAATGCTTGATGTGAGTTGTGTTTACTACTTAGGCTCGATGGTTTTTTTTTACAATTTAGGGAACGACTTACTAAAATATATGCAGGATTATTCCAAAGCAGTGGAGAACAACATAAAAAAGAAACGCACTTTAATGAAAAGTGGGGATGGTACGTTAGCGTAAGGGCATTGGCAGAATTAAACAAAACGGAAGAGGAAAACGTTTTGGAATACGGAATACATAAGTTTTACAGACTATTAGAGTTTGAGAAAGACCGAGCAGAGGTAACAAAAGAAATGATTAAAAACGCAAGTAAAAAGTAATGAGAGAATTTTATAAAGTAGTTGACTATTTAAAGACCACGTTAGAAGCTGATGTAAACGTACATACAATTACGCACGGGTTACGGTCAATGATGGACATCGATAAAAAAAACATATTTCCCTTAGTGCATTTGCAAGTTTTGTCATCTACACCAAACAACGGTAGCGTAACATTCTCTTTTGAAATCGCAGTAGTTGACTTACGGAATATATCAAAGCAAATAGTAACTGATAAGTTTCTAAGTAACGATAACGAACTCGACAACCTTAACACTTGCCATGCAGTTTTAAACCGATTAGTTGCTATTTTAATCAATAAAAATAACGATTACGCGATACAGTTAGTTAACGCTCCGACTTTGCAACCTATCATATTTGAAGAGAGCAATTTATTAGACGGGTGGCGTACCGATTTAGAGTTAGTAATTCCAAATAATGAGATAATTGTCTGTTAAAAGAGAACATGCGCAAAAGGCATTAGATGCGTTTTTAAAGTACACGGTAACACAAGCAAAAGCAAACCTTACTAAGCGCAAAAAGAACGCCTCAAAGTCTTTGTATAACAGTTTAAAGTACGATTTTAAAGTAAGCGCAAATAGTTTTACCGCTTCGATAAGTGCAAATGATTACGGGGAGTTTCAAGACTTAGGGGTTAAGGGGGCAAAGTCATCGAGAAAAGCCCCAAATAGTCCGTTTAAAATGGGTACTGGTTCAGCGCCGAAAGGAAAATTTAAAGGGGCGATTGATAAATGGGTTGTGCGTAAAGGAATAGCACCGAGAAATAAAGGTCAGTTTGCGAGTAGAGAACAATTAGTTAGAAATATAATGCGTTCGATATTCAACACTGGTATTCCTGCGAGTAGGTTTTTAAGCGACCCATTCGAGAAAGGATTTAAGAGATTACCCGATGATATAATCGAGGCTTACGGATTGGACGTGGAAACGTTTTTAAAACAAATAATAAACAATGGCAAAAAGAATTAAGATAGAGTTTATAAGCAATCCTACGCCG